GTGAATACAAATAAAGCATCGAACTCCTTACAGGTCATTCTCAAAAATCGACAGAAAAATTTTGGAACGTTCTGCCGTATCGCTGGTAGGTCATCGGATCTCTCTTTGGCGTGTCAAACACAGCCTATGATCGATACACAATTAATGTCCGCTCGTGCCATCATTAATACGCCATGCGAAGACCGTGAAGGGGACATTATCGTTCCCAAGGGCGTCCATCTCGAAAATTTCAGCAAGAATCCTGTCGTACTTTGGGAACACGGTTTAGGAGAGATCACTCGCCCTATAGCCAAGTGTCAACATCCCGATGGCAAATTGGCATTAGAAGTAGAAGAAGATCAAATTTTAGCGACTTCTTACTTTACGGATAAGACCTTGGAGTCGTCGCAGATATTTCATCTCATTGCTGAGGGACTGGTAAGGGCAACGTCAGTACGAGCAGTTCCTATCAAATCTTCAACAAGAAAAACTTCTAAAGATGGAATTGGGATCGTGCTTGAGGAATGGGAACTGATTGAGTGGTCTTGGGGTGCATTGGGAGTCAACCCAGATGCCATTGCAAGAACGATTCATAGAGGAACAATTGAAGGCCGCAATATTTCGAACCCACTTTTGAAGTCGCTCAAATCCGTTCTTTCTCCAAAGAATCAAACAATACCTGGCTGGACAAAATCCAAAAAAAAACTGTCGCAAGAAAATAGGGAGGAAGAGAGTGTCGGCCGAGTTCATGAAACAAGTGAGACAAGCATTCAATCGGATAATAAAAAATATGACACGAACGAATTTGTGAAAACAGAGAAAAAAAGAGATGTGAGTCGGGCTGACTCAAGTCTTGGTGAGGATCGAAGCAAGGCAAAAGTTAAGAGTACTCCAGTGCCTGAATTCACAAATCGGAAAATAGAATGTGTGCCTTTAGGAGCACAGATATTGAAGTCTATTCAGTCTTCGATCACAGAATTGACGAGGTATGTTAATTCCGCATCCGTTGCTTTGGAAAATGAGCGAATTAAATCTTATTTGAATAAATTTTTGTTGTCTCTCGAAAATGAACGAATCGCTTTAGAAAAGTTATATATGGGAAATTATTCTCACCTGAATATTCCCATCGAAAGTGAAGAAAGAAATCTACATGAGAATGACTCATTCACTCGGTCTTCAAAGGATTGGCTGGAGTCCGACATGATTCGTCAACTAAAAGATTCAGATTATTATGGCCGCTTAAAAGTATTATCACAGTCTGCAAATCTGACACTTCTTCAGCGTCAATTATTAACTGAAATCTTAAAGCAAATTAGCCCCACTCGTCACAGGCAGCTTTCCTATGATGAAAAAACACTAGAGCGGAATGTCGAAGAGCTTTCTCAAGCCGTCGTAGAACTAAAGCAAAAATTATCTGATCTGCTGCCTGCTTGAATGAAATTTCCACACTTAAAAATAGTCTGTTTGTGAAAAATATACATAATCTCTGGACAAAATGTTGATCTAACGAAATATCAAAATCAATTTGTAGAAAGGACATATTTTATGTCTGAAACACTCGAAGAAAAAGTTAAGTCTCTCTCATCAAATATCGAAAATCTGACTCAAAGTGTTGATCTGTTAAACAGTCCTGACATGAGTGGAGTCCACCATGACAGTCAGGGGCGGCTTTCCAGTTACTGGGAAACAGAGGGGAAGGAAACTAATCAGGTGGCACTAAATAAATCTCATTCTAAAAACATCAGAACTTTACCTGTCGGATACAAGCCGTATTCAGAATTTCATTCGTTTGGAGAATTTATTCGATGTGGATTTAAAGATCGCAGTGAAGTGATCGCCAAGACCAAGAAGTCTTGGGGTATGTGTAAAGCGATTCAAGGTATGTCGGAAATTGTAGGCGCTGATGGTGGGATAGCCATTTTGCCGGAATTTCACCAGGAAATCCTGACGCGAATTTATCACAATGATATTGTCAGCAGAACGGATCACTATCAAGTCGCCGGGAATAACATGACTTTCCCAACCGATTCTGAGACCAGTCGTGTTAATGGATCACGTGCTGGTGGTCTGCGGGCCTATTGGGTGGGAGAAGGTGATCCTCTTACTGGCAATACACCTAAACTTGGTGAAACAACACTCAAACTTCATAAATTAGCAGTGCTGGTTTACCTGACCGAAGAATTAATCAATGACAACGGGATGGCTCTTGAATCTTATGTTAACAAAAAAGTGACAGAAGAAATGGAGTTTGTACTAGGCGAATCCATCTTTAACGGAAACGGTATCAGTAAGCCGTTAGGGATAATGCAATCAACGGCTAAAGTATCTGTTCCAAAGGAATCTGGCCAGGCAACGAATACGATTGTGGCTGAAAATATTCTGAACATGTGGAGCCGAATGAAGGCTTCTTCAAGAATGAATGCTGCCTGGTTTATTAATCAGGATACTGAACCTCAACTTCATCAGATGAGTTTGGGGGTCTCTACTGCAGGCGGGCAATTAGTCTACATGCCACCCTCTGGTTTATCTGGCTCTTCCTATGCAACGTTAATGGGGCGACCCGTAATACCAACAGAGTTTAACGAAACTCTGGGAACGGAGGGCGATATCCTGTTAGCCAGTCTGGATGATTATATCACGATCAGTAAGGGGGGAATCGAGCAGGCTGAGTCAATGCATGTAGAGTTTCTCACAGATCAATTGGCTTTACGCTTCATTATGCGTATTGATGGAAAACCCTGGGAAACTCAGCCATTAACGCCATATAAAGGTACTGCGACTCAGTCCAGTTTTGTCACTCTGGCAACACGTGCTTAGTGATATATAGAAGTAATCATTATTTCCATTTCAAAATTCGAAATCAAAAACGAGAAGGATCTCATTCAATGTTTAATAAAGAATTCCTCGAAAGTCACGATATTATCCCCGCCTTCATGCCCGTTGACTTAGCAACGGCTACCAATACTGGTGACCGAGTTAATTTACAGAATTATGATCGGTGTCTTTTCATCTTGTTAGCTTCCATTGGGACGGCGGGAGACGATCCGGTGATCTCTGTACAGCAGCACGATGCCGCAACTTCTGGAAATTCTAAGGCTCTGAACTTTACTCGCATTCGGCATAAAGTAGGTGCAACTGACATCAATGCCGTTGGACAATTTTCTCTCGCCGAACAAACGGAAGCGGCTAGTTTCGACACAGCATCCATAGATGGTGCAGAAAATGAGGCCCTGATCGCCATTGAGGTCATGGCAGAGGATTTAGACGCTGATAACGGTTTCACTTTTGTTTCATTCAATGTGGCCGACGTTGGGGCAAACTCACAACTCGGAGCAGGATTTTATATTCTCCAAGGAGCTGGTTATGTCAATGAACTCAAACAGTCTGCCATTGCATGACGACTCTTTGCCCTTTTCTTCAGCCAGGTAATTATTGCTGGGAATTAATACGGATGAATCAGAGATTAAAACAATCAGTCAAAACATCTCAAATCGAATCCTTAGCTGAACGAATCTTTATTCAAATGTGTGCCACAACGCATCAAGGATTTGATGAGTCACACTATGTAAGAAAAGCCTACAAACTAGCGAAAGCCTTCTATCAAAATGTTGATACTGTAAAAGCATCATCGGATGTGAAAGAAGCAGCTACGAATAAATGATGTCCCTAGCTAAGGCCATCTGCAGAAATTGTTAGATTCACTCTTTCAGATGATCATGGCTAAAACTCTCAAGGGGAAAAATGAAGATGGCATTAACAACCAAGGAAACAATTAAATCGCTTCTGGGCATCAGTGACACGTCACTGGATGTAGTGATCGATTTAATGATCCCTCAAGCCGACGCCATCATCAAAGGTTTTTTGCAGCGGAAAATAGAGCAAGCGACTTACACGGAGTACTACAGCGGTTCTGGCGCTAAGGTGCTGCTGCTTAAGCAAATTCCAGTGCAATCGATTACATCAGTCCATTTAGACTCAGACGGATATTATGGGGACGGCACGGACGCTTTCCCCGCCTCTTCCGAATTAGTTGAAGGAACAGACTTTGTACTTCGAAAAGATGATGCCACAGCAACCGAAGTCAGTACAAGCGGGATTCTCTATCACACTGGCAAAGGCTGGCCTCGTCCTTCAACACGATTGCAAGGTCAATTAACCAGCGCTCCCGGGTTGGGAATGGGGAATATCAAGGTTGTTTACGTTGCAGGATGGGCGACTGTGCCGGCTGATATTCAATTTGCTGCGAATAAACTTGTGACGTCGATGATTCAATCCATGGATAGTGGGGGTCGTTTGGAGTCGGAGAACATAGAGGATTATTCCTATTCGCTAGCTGGAGCTGAGGATGAAGGTAAATTCCTTGATTCGGTCAAAGGCTCATTGGCTCGTTACAAAAGGGTCGTGATCTGATGGTATCTATAGCTCAATTAAACAGATTGTATCTGAAAATGCCCGGCACCGAAGCCATTACGCTTACGACGAAACGGGGTGTGAATAACGATACCGTGGAATCCCAAAGCGTCACCCACGCCTGGATGCGGGATATTACGCGGGATGACATTGCGAGAGGGCTTGTAACTTCGGCTTCAGAAGGCATCGTCTGGAACATCCCCAATGCATTGCTGGCCGGAAATGAAATCGAAACTGGGGACAGCATTACCGATGCAAACAGCATTGTCTGGACGGTACTGTCTGTTTCACGAGTGAGATTGCGAACACATTGGCGTTGTATTTGTCGGAGGGAAAAATGACAGCCATTCTGGAGTCTATTCTGACAACGGTGAAATCAGAAATCGAATTATTGATTATGACCGATATCGGTGGTGATTCGATCATTATCCAGAAAGTACCCAGCACGCGAAATTTTACCAGTACAGACTTCCCGGCAATTTTAATCGCACCAGGCACACCAAAACATAACCCGAAAGAGGGAACAAATGAGAGAGACCAGATTGAATATCAAGTTGGTATTTTTATCGTGGATGCAGATCAACAGAATCAAACACTCAACAGGGACAAGTATTTAACTTGGTATGAAACGATTGTAAAGAAGTTTCGCACTCCTCGTTTAGCGGGCGTGGATTCCGTTGTAAACAGTTATGTGGCACCCGGGGCAGTTGTAGACCCGGGATGGTTTGAAGCCGGAGAATATCACGCAGGGATGACCCTGTGGTTTATCAGTTGGGAGACAAGATAATGGCAGAATATGAATTCAGCACGGAGACGGAAGCGACCATCTCCGTTCGAACGACTTACGGTCGATTGAAGTTCAGGACAGATGTGGCTACCGCGAAAAAACTGTATGCCGAAATGAATGGCATGAGCTTGGATCACCTCGAAACCCTGAAGCCACAGATCACAACTGAGAAAGGAGCGCGGCCATGTCTAAAGAAATTGACATCGAAGATCTCGGAGAGTTCCTCGATGGAATCGTCGTCGTCTCACAAAAGCCCAAATGCAAAAGTGTGATGCAGAAAATTGTCGAAGAAACGAAAGAGCAGCTCAATACAGGATTCCAGCAAGGAATTTCTCCGACTGGATCAAAATGGCCTGCTCTGAAACAGCAGAGACCACCGCACAGGAATCAGAATAATAAACCGCTGCTTGATACATACAAACTTCAGGAGAGTGTGACAGAAAAGACAGCAGGCCATCTCGAAGTGGTCAGCGATCAAGGATTGACTCTCGGGACGTATGTTGAATATGCAAGCACGCATCAAGAAGGATCAGGACCAATACCTCAGCGACAATTCCTGGGGTTCAATGAGAAGATAACAGATAGTGCGACCACCAAGGTCGCTGATTCAGTCATTCAACAAATCGATAAACTGTGAGGAAAATAAAATGACCACTCCCGAAATCGGAACATTCGGACTAATTGCCTTTGATACGGCACTGCCCTTTGATGTCAGCTCAATTCCGATTGAGATCATTCTTCCGGAGTCATTGGTCGAGACTGCTGAGATCATCGAAACCAACGGTGTGACAGGCACAACAGACCACAATTCAGAGCGAACGCGAGAAGGATTGAAGCGAGTAGCAGGATCGATCAAGATCGCTTGCTCTCGAATCGCCCTGGATACTCTGCTGCCTTACATCTGTGGAACGGCAGAGGCGGCAAACGTATTCGCACTGGCTGACTCTCTGCCTGAGTTTTTGCTGATGATCGACCGCGGTGCCAAAGTCTACACGTACGCCGGCTGCCGGATTGCGAAAGCCACATTCAGCGGAGCAAAAGGAGATTTTCTCTTTCTGGATCTGGACATCGAAGCAGAGACAGAAACAATCGGAAACGCAGGGACGTTCACACCTCTGACTGCTCCCACTGAGAAGCCGTTCCTGTTCGCTGATGGTGCGCTCACTCTTCAGGCTGCGACTCGCGTATTCGAGAACTTCAGCTTAACGATTGAGAATCGAGTCAATACAGAGCTATTCGAAAATAATCTAACTCGTCATGACATCCCTCTGATCGATCGCGTAATCACTCTCGCGACAGATCATCCTTGGGATACAGATAATACTGATCTCGTTAAGCAGGATCTTGACGGGGCAGCTGGCACGCTGGTCTTTACGAATGCGGAAGTCGTGACTGACATTCTGACTTTCGCAATGGCTGCGATCCAATATGCGAATATCACTCCAGCGATAAGCGGTAAGGATGTTCTCAGACTGCCACTGTCTGGAATGGTTCGCAGTTCAGGGTCGACAAAAAGTCTGATTGTCACCAATGCTCACGCTTAGTGTGTTGGTGTTTTAGATAGCTCTGACTGAAAGGTCAGTGAAGAGAGATGAAATTCAAGCCTCGTTTAAAGAAAGCAAAAATATGAATGCTAAGAGTTACATTTCAGACGGTTACACCGAGAAAGGGCTGATCAAAGAACTCCCTAAATTGCACGGATCAGTTCGGTTCGAATACCGGGTCATGCTGTCTGACAAAATCCGTGATGTGTTGCATGCGTGGGATCTGATTTCTTCAACAGAAAAGACGAGGCGTATCCACGCAGTGATATTGAATCAGGTAATTAGCTGGGATCTGGAAGAAGACGGAAAGCAGATTCCGCGGGATGCGAATAGCCTATCGCGCCTGAAGCGAAACATTGTCGAGCGGTTGTTTAACATCGTTACGCAACTGGATGTTTCGGACGAGGTCGAGGAAGAGCTAGACCTGGAGAAGGTTCTCGGCAAGCCAGAGGATGGCACAAAAAACTAATTGAGGGGCTGGGGCTGATCCTGTTCCACCCCGAAGTTGCGTTCAGAGAATGCGAGCATTGCCTCGTTTACATTTACAACGAGGAGACAGGACAGGCGAGAGTCACAAGTCGTGGAGAATGCTGCAAGCGGCTGACGACTGTGCCTGCTCCCTGTCGAACAAGTAAAGGCTGCCCGAAAGGAACGCCGGAGGATCCCAAGACTCTCAACCTCAAAAACCAAAAGGCGTATCAACACTGGAAAGAGTGCAAAGCGGTTGGTCAATTCCCCGATGACGACATTGTCCGGAAGCACGCAGCCATTCTTCAGGAGCTCATTGACCAGGCCAAAGAATACAAGCAAATCCAGTTAATGAGCATGATGCTGTTGGGAAAAGGGGTTTGACTAGTCGGACACTGTCACAAACACATGTACAATCGAATTAGAACACTATTTAGCCCTCTATATATAGTAGCTAATTTGTATTCCCAGGGCATAGCTAAGGCATTCTGAAATTTACATGATACCGTAAGGCATTTAACAAAAAGAACTTACAACCAAACTCATCCTAATGCCCATCCTGAGGTCTTATTCTCATTGGCATATCTAGTAGATATGCATGGCCACTACAATTATAATACCCCGGCAAAGGTATTATTTGGCAATCAAGCCAACCCTGCGTGTTTATGCAATCACTACATGCAACTTGTAGAAAGCAATAGAGATGCTCTCAATTACCGAACAGGATATTGAAAACAATATAAAGTCACAAAACCCATGGTGGGACGAACCACACCAGATAGACCCCAGTCGCCTTGCTATGAATAAGCGCGAGTACTTTGATCTTTTCTTCCCTTACGTATTGCAGAGAGATCCCAAAAGAGCATTAGTTTTAATGGGGCCACGGCGAGTTGGAAAAACAGTAATCCTATTTCAGTCAATACAAAAGCTAATCAACAATGGGACTGATCCAAAGACTATCTGTTATGTTGACATGCAGACCCCTTTACTGCATGGATTCACATTGGAGTCGCTTGTGACTAGGTTCATCGAAGCAGCTGAACTGGACACGAGTAGTGAATATTACATTTTCTTTGATGAAATCCAGTATTTAAAAAATTGGGAAGTACATCTTAAAAATCTTGTAGATAGATTTTCCAAAGCTAAATTTATTGTCTCTGGCTCTGCTGCAGCTGCCTTAAAACTTAAAAGTGAAGAGTCTGGAGCAGGTCGATTTACAGACTTTATGTTGCCGCCTGTGACCTTTTATGAATACATGAAGCTCGTTGACGACACGCTTCTGTTGCATGAAACAGAAGAAGATGGGGACGGAAAAAAAGTTAACTTTGTTAAGTGGAATGAGCTCAATGAAATAAATGAACAATTCATTAACTATTTAAATATAGGGGGATATCCAGAAGCTATTTTTTCACCCGAAGTGCAAAAAAATCCCAGCAGGTTCATTCAGAGTGATATTATTGATAAAGTCTTAATGAAAGACCTCCCGAGCTTGTATGGAATCAGTGATATTGGCGACTTAAACAAACTATTTGCGAGCATAGCTTACAATACTGGTGGGGAGCTATGCTTGGATGCTCTTGCATCTGATACCAGGATGAAGAAAGACACTCTGAAAAAATATATGGAGTATTTAGAGTCTGCATTTTTAATTAAACGAATAAACAGAATAGACCAATCATGCAAATCATTTAAGAGGGCTAATTATTTTAAGGTATATTTAGTCAATCCTTGCATGTATAGCGTCATGTTTAATCCAATAACAAGCGTAAATGATAATATTGGAAACCTTGTTGAAACTGCAGTGTTTGCACAATGGTATCACTCACAGTATCCACTTTATTATGCGCGCTGGCAGGGAGGAAAAGGCGAGGTGGACTTTGTGCGTCTTATGAAAAACCAAAAACCAGGCTGGGTAACGGAGGTGAAATGGTCTGACAATTTTGTCGATAATAAAACTAAACTCAGTAGCCTTAATGCATTCCTTGCTAAGCACCCCGATTGTATTGCTACTGTTACTTCTAAAACAGAGAATTATCAACATTTTGAGCTGGGCAAACATACTGTGAATGTCTCGCCTGCTAGCGTTTATTGCTATATTGTAGGCAGCTATATAATTAATGCGAAGCGAGAAGACAATATGAGCATTTCAATCCAAGTTGACTGACTCAGTGATGTTAAAATGTAATTCAGCCAGAAACACCGAAGCCTCAGTCACATTATTGACCGGGGCTTTTTTTACGCGCCGACATCTGGCCTTGACCCCACCGATGCATCAACAAAAATCACAGGCTCCGAACAATCACTGATATCAGTTTGCCCAGCATAAGAGCCCCCGTGACCATGGTTAGCACTACGACTCCATATACCACATTCTCTGTGAGATTGTGCCTTCTGGCCGCATTGAGTGTGGTTTCAGCGGCTTTGATGCGGCCTGCTTTTTCAGTCGCTTCTGCGTGCGTACGGGCGATGGGTTGGATCATGTTATTTCATGGCCCAATAGATAAGGCCACCCGAGAAAATGCAGGTGACGATCAAGATCACAAAGCTAGCTTTAAATTCGGAAACTTTGTTTTTGGCGTGCAAATGAAGCTGCTGGACTTCGGGCGACATTGCGGCGAACTCTTGCGCTTCTTTGTATTTGCGTTTTTTGACCTGCCTTGGGGTTTCGAAACGTCCACTCTTAACGCCATACCAGATCCATAGAACGCTAAAAACAAAAAGGCACACGATTATGACAATGGTTTGTTGGGTGAGATCTTCATTGTTCATGGTTAAGCCAAGCAGATAATAGGTGATACTTAAATGGTAGCTGAAGCACAACGTAACGTAATCATTGCACTCAAGCTAGCCGCCGATCCTAAGAATCAGGCTATCGCAAATCAGGTTGCGAGTCAAGCAAAAACAGTCGCGGTTGCAGGCTTGAATGCTGCTAAGCAGGCAGCAGGGGTTCATTCACGTATTGAGGCTGGAAGAACAGCCGATCACGGGGCTGAATCTAGCAAACGAATTGATAATGCTTTAAAAGAAAATGATAAACGCGCAAAAGCTGCCACGGAGCTTTCTGACAAGATTCGCAAAACAGAAGAACTGAGAACCCAGTCCCGACAAAAAGCCAATGAAGCTGGATTGATTGCTGTGCAAGGCATGCTCTCTATGGCAGAGGGAGCAGCGAAATTAGGGTTGGTCACAGAAGACAACTTTCAAAAGTTTGCAAAACAGTTCGTCGTGATCCAGTCTGGGATGCAGGTCTTCAAAGGTGCGACCGACATGTATTGGAAAGGGCGAGAAGCTCTGGTTGCCTTAAGTGCTGCCACTAATGCCCAGACGACCGCCAATAACTTAATGTCAGCCAGTAACGTTCGGGCTGCCAGTACCACTGCTTTGTCTGGAGGTAGTGGTGTCGTGCGAGGCGGAACAGCACTGGCTGGATTAGGAACCCTTGCGCTATTGGCTGGTGAATTAGCAGCAGCAGCTGTCTTTGGCGTTGCATTGCATGATGCTATAAAATTGTTGATGGGGTCGATGGGTGATGGTGCAGATGCATCTGACACGATGACGGGAAGTCTTCTCGGATGGTGGGATGCATCAACCAAAGCAGCAGAGTCAACGAAAACGCTCACCAAAGCGGAAGAAAAACGCCAGAAGCGATTGAAAGAGTCTCAGAAGTTTGCAGAGAAAGAGGCAGTCCGCTCTGGCTTTCAAGCAGATCTTCGAAACCGGCGAAATAGAATCGTCGGCCACCGTGCTTTGCTTGCTGGTGAGACCCCGGGCGATACCGCGGACCGAAGGCGTCAAAATGCCTTGGGGGATGTTAGAGCAGCCGAGTCAGAGGTAGAGCGGACTCGTAAATTAGATACGAGGCGTGGAGCATCAGGGCAATTTGTGAGTGATGAGAACCGTATCCGAGTAGCCAAGGCTCTTGAAGATGCACAGCTTCGGCTATTGGATATCGAGCAGCAGCGGTTATCCACTGTCCGCGACCAAAACACGCAATTATCAGAGCAATTGAAAACTGAGCAGGCTCGGCTTAAATCGACCGTTGCTGCGGGCAAGACAGAAAAGGAAAGGTTGCTTGAGAAGTTCGGTAATCTGAATCCGGTTCTGCAATCACAATTCCGCATGATTGCTGCAAAGGCAGATTCTGGGAAAGAAATTTCAGAACTAGATAAACGAGTTCTTGTGCAGGCAGGATTCAAGGGTGAGCTCACGCAACAGTTTGGCGCCAAGAAAGGGAAAAAGGCGGGCGGGGAGGATGCTCTCAGGTCGTTGGGCTTCTTCGAAAAGTTTGCTAACGCCAACCATGATCAGCTCATGAAAACAGGAAGTGTTTCAGCCCAACTCGGTTTAGGTAAATCTCACGAGAAAGACATCGTCGAGCAGGCAAGCCCTATTGCTGAAGCACTCAAGAAACAGACCGAGGCACGGATTAAGCTTGAAGCGGAATTCCTGAAGATCAGTGAAGCCAGCATTAAGGGGCTCAATCAACCGTTTATAAAAGCGCAGGAGAAAGTCTCCGCAATGATGCAGAAGGCCGCTGCTGATGCGAGTGACGCGATCACAGCATCATCCATGAAGAACGTTGAAGCGATGAAGTCCATGACGAACGCATTCCTGCAGGGCCAAGAAGAAATGAAGAAAGCAATCGATCAGAGTGAGCTATTGAAAAAGGCTTATGGGACATGATTCTAAAGTACGGGAATTATTCACACGCTGACAACGAAGCCAACGCTACCATTACGCGCGAAGGGCTGGAAGCAGACGACGGCTTTATCTATGGCTATAAAGAGACCTGGAGTATCGAAGGAATCCTACACGGGGACGATAATGCATCGCTCGTAACGGCAATGTCAGAATTGATTACCGCTTACAGTCTTCAGGACAAGGATTTAACCTGGACTAAGGGCAGTGACGAAATGCACTCCCTGAAGAATGCTGACACACTCACGGGTATCAAGGTTACAAATCTCCCCCACTTCCCTAAGTCGTCTAGTGGAGAATTGACAACGTTCAGAACCTACAACATCACTGTTGAAGCGGAGGTGGCTTTTACATCGATTGACCTTGATGCAGATCCATTCGTCCCCCTGATTCTCAAGTATGAAGAAACACTGGATTACACCGGCACAGGTGGTCCTAAATTTGGGCTCCTGCCTACGCTTAAGGGGAAGTATCAGAAGCAGCTTCTTACCGAGACCAGCCCTGTCACGTTAATTCAATCAGGAATATCTGTAGGACTCGGGGGTTATCCGGATCCACCATCACCTCTATGGATTAAAGATGAACACGTAGATCGTCGTCAAATCACCAGGGCCCCCACGCGCAGAAGAGGTGGCAAGAATCTGGAGTACCCGATTCACTGGTCTTATCACTTTGAGCGGAACGATCAATTTCCGACTCCTAAAAAATAAAGGATTTTTAAAATGGCTTCTCATATTTGGATCGGCGGTGCCCCTGCTGTGGCGCAGGTCGTATCAGTTACATTCCCGACTGATGTTGAAGCAGGACAGATCATCAGCTTCACACTCGGAGTCAGGACCTTCTCAGTGACTCTGGCAGGCACGACACGCGATCTGATCATCGCTGAGGTCGTCGCTGCCTGGAACGCTTCAGTGATTCCTGAGATTGCAGAGATCACAGCGGTTGCTATCCTGGATGATGACAGCAATCTTACTGGAGTAATGAAGCTCACGGCAATCACAGCGGGCAAACCGTTTGCGGTGACTGTCTCAATCGGATCGGGCAACAATGAGGTTCAGGTCATCACTCTGAGTGGAACTGCGGCGACTGGTGGAACTTTCGCTCTATCATTCGGTGGGCAGACGACATCAGGTATCGCTTACAATGCGAGTGCTGCGACAGTAGAAACTGCTTTCGAGGCACTCAGTACAGTCGGTGCTGGAAATGGAACAGTGACAGGCACCGGACCGTGGACGATTGAATTTACGGGTGCTCTGTCTGGCACGAATGTCGCATTGATGACAATCGACACGACTCTGCTGGCTGGTGGCGTGAATGAGATCCAGACGATCACAAGCCCGAGCAGCCCGACAGGTGGGACATTTACTCTCAGCTATGGTGGAGAGGCGACTGCTGCCATCGCTTACAATGCGAGCGCTGCGGCAATTCAAGCAGCTCTTGAATTACTGACGACGATTCCGGCGGGGTCTGTTTTATGTGCGGGCGGTGCATTGCCGAGCGATGTCACGGTCACATTCTCGGACGAATTAAAAAGCAATAATGTTGCGTTGCTAGTGGTCGACGCGAGCGGGTTGACGGGAATTACTGGCACTCCGACTGAGACAACCGCCGGTGGGAGTGCATTGTCCAGAAAGGTTGTTTCATCTTACACGTTTGAATTTTCAATAGTCGATACATCCGGCACTGTGGAATCGTGGGATTTATACCCGCTTGCTGATGATCGAGACCCCGGATTGATTTTAGCCAATGCGAATTCTCTCGCTGCTGATCCAATAGTTGCGGGTGGGAAGATCAACAACGGGTTATATGTCGCAGAGAATGATTCCTTTACGAGTAATGTTTTAACTAGCGGTGCGGCATCTTTCCCGTATTGGTGGCCCGAAGAACTGCCTTTTTCCATTGCGTGTTGGGTTAAATTCACTTCGACTAATCTAAATCAAAGCATTTTTCAGATTGGGAATTCTTATGGTTCATCGGGTGATTGGTCTATAAGTATGCAGTTTGGGACCGGCAAGATTCGTTTTGAAAGAGACAACGACCAAATAATTTACTCAACAGAATCGTTAAATGCCGGGCAATGGTATCATCTCGCGGGGGTCTATGATCCAGACAATACGACGATTAAAGTCAGCATAAATGGTGCTGCGTTTACTGAAGATAATGCGATCCCTGTAGGGACTGGGTTGTATGCCCGAGATGGATCCGGAGTTTTCCGAATTGGCGACAATGGCGGCAATCAGGGAATGTTTATTGATAACATAGAAATCTTCAACGATGTGCTGACGCTCGCAGAGGTTCAAACGCTATATAATAGCGGTGTCGGTTCAGATTATCCATATTCGGCAAGTGTCAATGAAGTTCAGACTCTCACGCTGACAGGCTCACCAACAGCGGGAAGCGTGACGGTTTCCTATGAAGGTGTCGGAGTAGACATTCCGTACAACTCAACAGCATCAGCGGCTGAGATTCTGCTTGATACTGTCTCGACAATCGGAAGCGGAAATGTGAATGTCACAGGTGGGCCGTGGCCCGGTACTGCGTTGGTAGTTGAGTTTATAAATGACCTCGCTTCCATTGGAGTCGAGATGCTCGACGTTAATACATCAGCCCTGACCTTACTCGTCACCGAAACTACGGCAGGTGTCACTGACCCGCTGGGCTCAGTCGCCACGACCGTCACTCCACTGACGCAAACCGCGACAACATCCAGTGAAGGTCCGAATGATTGGAGTATCGCAGCTAACTGGAATACGAACACAGTCCCAGTCACAGGCGATACGGTTTATATTTCTGATACTGATGTCAGTATTCTTTACGGTCTCGATCAGAATGCGGTCACGTTGGCCGCATTGAACATCGAGCAGACTTTCTCAGGCTTCATCGGCCTGCCTCGCACGAATGCAGATGGAACGAATCCTTACTTTGAGTATCGTGATTCCTACCTGAAGATCGGGGCGACCTTACTCAATATAGGTGACAAAGAGGGGGACGGATCTGGTCGCATTAAGATCGATCTCGGATCTGTTCAAAGCACGATCCTGATTACCGACTCTGGATCTGGTGAGGATGCGAACGTGCCGGCGATCCTGCTGCTCGGGACTCATGCTAGTAATGTGATTGACATCAATCGCGGGGAGCTGGGAGTCGCTTACTATCCGACTGAGCTTTCTACGATCGCCACTTTGCGACAAGCATTCTTTGATGATGCTTCAAGCGATACGACAGTCTATCTCGGAGCAGGTGTCACGATCACTGACATCATCAAGACGGGCGGGGATCTGGATATCAATTCAGCGACGACAACATTCTCACAGGACGCAGGAGAGACGACGATTCACGCTGGTGCCCATGCTTCTCTGAATGTGAATGATGGCACTCTGAATTACAACTCGATTGGCACAGCGACTGCCGTCAGCCTGGCAGGTGATGCTGTTCTGAACTTCAATCAGGATCGCAGGCCGAAGACTGTCACAACCATCACAAAGAAAAGTGAAGGCTCAGAAATCTTTGACGATTCAGGTTGCATTACGGCTCCTGTCATCGTGATGCAGAACATCAAAGATTTTGGTCAACTGCACTTCGCGAATAACTTCACAGTGACTCTCACTTAGAAATGAGGCAAAGCAGTGAGTGACATTGATCAAGGTATCGGATCTGTTTCTTATCCAGGCATCAAGCAGATCGTAAGTGCGAGCTACTCTCGCTCGCACGGGATATCGCCTGACGTCTGCACGATTGAAATGGCTCCTCAGTCATTGAACCCAAAAGACAAGGACTACACGGCGATAGAGCCAGACGGCTATCTGATTTTTCAATTCGATACAACTACGGTGACGGCTGATGCAAACGGTTTTAAAACTACTAAGAAAGACACCATCCAGATCCTGATACAGGGCTGCCGACCGGATAAAGCATCAGTGCGAAAATCAGCATCGTCTGAGAACTGGACCATTCCGGTTTATGATCGCCGATGGAAATGGAAGTTCGGATCTTTTTCCGGACACTGGAACATCAAAAAAAACGGCGTGGTCGAGAAACGCAAAGAGAAGACTGCTCGCGAACTGGCTGATCTCTGCCTCGAAGCGATGGGAGAAACGAACTACAACACCAAATCACTCGATGAGTTGGAGAAACAAAAGAAACTGCCGTACCGTAAAAAAGTACGACCTGAAGTCCATTGGGATCGTATCCCGCCTGCTCAGGCATTAAATGAATTGGTTACCAAGCTCGGCTATCGTGTTTGTCTAGGGTGGGATGAGATCGTACGGATCTGCAAGTATGGTGAAGGGGAACTACTGCCGAAAGACGACAGCCTCATGAATGGCGGCTTTGAAGCGGAACTTCCAGAGAGTCCAGACTCAATCACTGTGTTAGGTGGAAACACCATGCATGAAGCATTATGGGAGTTGGAGACGGTCGGCCTCGACCTCGATGGCGACTGGCGACCCATTGGCCATCTGAGCTATGCACCGTTTGATTCACAAGGCAATGCAGAGTGGCAGTATTCAATTCCACCGAATTTTCCTGAAGTCAAGAATAAGTTTGATGAAATCAAGTTCGATAAAAAACCATCCGATAAAGAGTACAAAAAAAGGAAAGAGCAACATGCTCTTGCGGTTCAGACTGTCTACCGATGCTATCGTCTCAAATATCCAGTCGGCACAAAAGAGGATGAAACGCTCAGAAAAAAATATGATGACTTAGGATATCAACTCGGACTTGTCGTCGATTTGGGGCACAGATTAGGCGATAAGGTTTACGACGAGTTACTGAAGAAATACGAAGAAGCACGTCGTAAGCTGTTCGAAGAATCAGAACCAGTCCTACCTGGACCGCAACAGAAGAATCGTAAAACCGGCAAACTCGAAGATTATAAACTGACAGAATTCAATCAGGTGCTGCCCTGCTTCAAAACCCGCGCAGAATTGGCAATCGATTCATATACACAAAAACTGATTCGCCAGCCACCACAAGTGAGCGGGATCTATTACGACCCGATGAAGCAAGGCAATACGCTTACTGCAGATGAAAAGTTGCACACGATCGAAGTCAGTCAGTTCAAAGTGTTGCCAGAGCTGGGCATCGTTCAATTCAATCAGCCACTTGTTCAATACAAGACCATAAAAGGCAAGAATGGCAAAGCAGACGAAACTCTCACACTGCCGGCAGATCTACGGGTATTGATTGCAACGCCTCTCAAGAATCTAGTCGGTGAACCGGCACGATATGAACATCGTGAAGAACTGCCGAAGAAGTATCGAACGGCTCCGGCAAAACTGCCGAAAGGGATTGGCAAAGTGTCAAAGGTTCCCAAGGGAACTGATACCAGAACAGTCATTAAAAATGAAATCGTGCAAGCCTACCAGGCACGTTACGAGACAGTACCGGTTTACGGTGGCGAAGAGACAAAACTGGTAAAGGTTGTAGACAACGCAAAAACCGAAGAACTGGAGAAGCAGGCACTCGCTGCAATCGCTGTCGAGAACATCAAGATATTTACAAAGGACGCCGGATCAAGAGTTTATGCTGGTCTTAAGAAGCTGAATCTCGATGGTGCGATCCAGCAAGTCGCGATCAGTCGCACTGAAGAAGGAATGAAGACCACGATTTCGCGGAACACCGAAGTGAATATCTATATTCCTGATTACGACGAACGACAGCGCAATCTCGCACTGAAAGAGATCATCAAAACGCACAACGATGTTGTCGACAAAACAGATAAACCAGGGGCAAATAATGTTTAACTCAGCACAAGAGAGTCCGGGCGAGTGGTTCGATTGTCTGAACGTCGGTGATGACTACGAAGAAAAAGAGGATCGCCGTGACGACGCTGATTTAGTGATTCCTGGCCACTCAGTAGTCGAAGTGCTGGGGCTACGTAAAATCAACGACGATTACTTCGTGCATGAGGTCCGATTGAATCGACCCCGCGCCAATACCACAGAAACAGCCGACCAAGATTTCATTCCATCGTCTGGAAATCAGATGTTTACCGGTCCGACTGATATCCTTAAAGACCACGCGGGGAAAATTAAATTCGCACCCGCCATGTGTCGTTTTAAAGGCGACAATGTTGATGATGCAAACGCCAAGATAAATGGACGCTACAAAGCACCAAAGAGAAAGCGAGGCGGGAAATACACTGACGAAGAATACGATGAATTCGAGCAGCAGGAAAAGCTGTTCGGTCAAGGTGTCGTCACGAACCTGTTAGGCAGTCCGACAGGTGAGCTGCAATTCCCAAAAGATATCACGAACTCAGATCAGTTCTCTTTGATCGGCTGGAACGTCTCAGGGGTTTACAAATACAACACGGGTAAAAAAACGAAAGGAAAAAAAGATGACGAAGATCAAACTAAAAACCTTCTGGCATATATTGCTCCGGCTGCTCAATCGGCACAACCGAGCATTGTCTTTCTGACGAAGGAAGACATCACGAACGAAATATTTGCGACAGGTTCAGTGTCAGTCGATCTACTTGAGTACGTTGATCCCAGATCCTCAGTATGGAATCACAAGTTCCTGCTCGACTTCGCGGGAGCGTTCGGGCATGAATATGAATTCGAGCTGATCGTAAATGGTCAGGGAACAGTCGGGCCGTTTGAAATTCAATCAGACGGAACAGACATCCAGGCAGCTCTTGAATCGCTTTCAGCAGTTGGACCAGGCAATGTGACTGTTCATACTCCGGGAACACGAACGGGGCGATTCATTATTGAATTCGTGGGGGATCTCGCAGGTGTGCGAATGCCGAATCTGAAATGGCAACGAATCATTAATGTCGATCCGGACCCACCAGAGAACCTAACAGGGGGAACCCCTCTTGTTCCGTCGATTGATCAGATCAACCTGCCAGAATACGATTACAAAATTCTACCAGGGGTCCATCAGGTGCAGATCACGCCTGCCTCGAAGCCTTTAAACCATTACCAAAGATGGTATGGCTCCGGTGGCTATTACGGCAACGGTTATTACGGTGGTTACGGGTACGGATACGGCTACTATCCCGGTGGCAATTATGGATATTACGGAGGCTGGGGTGGTGGTCCTCTCGGGTATTACGGCGGTGCTTACTGGGGCGGGAATGGCTACGGGTACAATAGCTTAAACAATGGCTACTACGGACCCGGTGGCTACAACGCATCATTCTACATCGGCCCTTACGATTTCGACGAAGATGGAGCTGCTTCGCCGGGCGGCGGCTATAACTCTCAAGGTTACAATGAAAACGGATTCAACAAAAACGGGTTTGATGCCGGTGGGTTCGATGCGAACGGACTGAATGCTGACGGCGAATCGTGGGGCTATTACGGCGTCTGGGGACATCTCCACCAAAGCACCGTCCACGACCACAAAAACGATCACGGCATCGTGAACCATGCCGCGAATAATACTTATCAGCATACGGCAGCCGGTTCATTCGGAGTGGCAAACTGGACGCAAGGCGGTGCTTATGTCGTCGTCGAATTAGAGCAACGGGAGTTCTGGATGCACGTTGCAGAAGAAGCTCCGGTTCAGGACACAACATATTCATAGGATTTAGAAAGATTCATCAATGAGTGGTTTATCCCACTGCCTCAAGCAGTTTCGTCAGTTCTCAGACCTCGAAGTATCAAAACAGCAATTCGAAAGCAGAATCAGGGCGTGCGAAACATGCCCTCAGCGAGCGGATACTCGATGCAATCAGCATTCTGTAAACTGTGCTGATTACTCAAAGCAGAAAGCCAACTGGTGCAAACCGTGGAGTGAACCAGAACCTCCGAAGCCAGTCGCTTCACGTGGAGACTGGAGCGAGATCACCGCATCTACTTACGAGCTTCCAGGGTTACCAATGAATCCTGAATCGAAGCCGGTCGTGCTGCCTTCATTCAATTACCGTAATGATCTGGGGCTCTATCTGAATCAGTTGGGTCTCACAGGCCACGGTGTTGAAATGGGCGTTTTTCAATGCGCCTTCAGTAAGCAGATTATGAAACACTGGAAGGGGGAAAAGCTTTATTTGGTTGATATCGCCTTTGATCAGAGGCACGAGATTCCCAAAACAGAATTCATCGAAAAACCCAGCATGGAAGCGCACCATGATTTTGAAGACGCTTCACTGGATTTTGTTTACATTGACGGGGCGCACGATTTCCATTCCATCACGGACGATCTGGAAGTCTGGTATGAGAAAGTCAAACCGGGCGGGCTGTTCTGCGGTCACGATTACATTAACTCTTATGACCTGGACGTGACAGGCCACCAGCCGGTCCCTCTGGACGTTTGGCCGAACGAATGCGAGTCTTTGACCTACGGTGTAAAGGTTGCTGTTACACGCTTTGCTAAGCGGCGAGGGTTGAAGGTTTACCAGACCACGGATGATGAAAAGGGGTCACCATCGTGGTTTATTATCAAGCCATATCGATTCGTAACGACATTGACTGAGTCGTTTTTGCCGGGCTTTATCGGGCTGATTCAGTCGATGAAGGAAAATGCCGGTATTGAGTTCTGTTTCACTGTCGTTGAATATGCGCCGATCAGCCAGAAACAAAAAGACATCGTTAACGCGATGGGAATACATATTGATTGGATTGCGAAAGAGCTATTAGGACACTTTGAATTCGACCGATCAAGTACAGACAGTCCTCGTATGGCTTGGAATCTCAATAAGTTTCTTGTGTGGTTACTGCCGCATCGCGGGCCGATGTGTTACACCGATGTGGATGTACTTTGTTTGAACAGCTTACGTGATATCACAGACCTTCAACCGTTATCTGTCACAGTCATGCAGTCGGCGATTGGTAAAGAACCGGACGCGATGAATCAGTACAGGCCCTCGGGGAAGTATCCGTTTAACGCTGGCTGGTTTATTTTCGAGCGATCCGAGCAAATCTACAAAGAGTGCCAGGAGTACGCGAAGTCATATAAAGGCTCTCGCATCGCCTTCGGTGATCAAGTCCCCATGAATGATTACTGGGCATCACAGAGACCGGATGAAATCAATTATGTAAATGTGAATTGGAATATCAGTCATTGGTGCCTGCACAATCACAATTATTTATTCGAGTGGGATCAGGTGAAGCTGCTTCATTTTGCACACGCCGACAAACCGTGGAAAGATGAGCCTTCCTATAAATGGATGGAAAAAGGTTGGCAGTTATTCAGGGGATTCTATGAGCGTGGGATATTGGCCGCGAATCAAAAGCTGAAATCTACTTAATAGGAAGTGATGATGAGAAAACGGAGAGATTCAAGGTATCAAGACCCAAAAACCGGAGCAGCATTAGACGACAGTGGCAATAAGATTCCGGGGTTCAATGTGATGATTACACATTACTGCCCTATTTGCAGTTCGTTGATGTGGCCCGGCGGTCACGAAATGTCGGGGAAATCATCGGAAGTTTGA